AGAAAACTCATTCTCATACATAACTTTTGATCCTCGATATAAAATCAACTTTTGAGCTCTTTCAATCCATCTTACCTCTCTCACATAATGGAGTACCTTACCACTCTTTTCAACAGACTCACCTCTTTCTTCGGTCACACGAAGAACCTCGAGTATGTCGGAACCTACCATCACCAGCCTAGGACTGTGCCTGTCAATAAGACTACAATCGAAGCGCATCAACGCGTTTTGAAGCACGCATTCGACCGTTACCTTTTCGAAGGTGAAATCGAAACAATCATCCATGGCCTTCGTCGTTCAGACGTTTCAGAAGAAGCGATACTGAAGGACTTTTTCGATGGCGATGTTGATAATTTCAACATAAGGTTCGATGAACATACCGAATATGGTTTGTTCTGCCTCTACGATGCTTTCAAGCCCCCACAGGCTTGCTTGCCCGTACACCTCAGTGATGTCGAACATCACTACCCTTACAAGTGGAACGTCAATGCCGAACCCCCGTTCGCAACTGACGAGTACTTCCTCAACAATAGGAAACCCTATGGAGACTTTTGGGATACAATTTCCCGCACATGGTCCAAGTACGTTAATCCTGCTGATATGAAACGCCGACTAGGCACCGAACCGAAGGAGACCCTCCTCGCTACGGTCACCCCTGCCAAATTTGGCTTCATGAAAGAAGCAGTATTTTCTTGGTCACGCCGCTGGCTCCACATCGTCAAAGAAGGTTTCAGTACCACAACTGGCCTGCTGTCAACTAGCTATCTACGCGACAGATTCATCTTTCCTATGTTACTACACACTAAGACCGCAATCGTCAAGAAAGACGACCCCGACAAAATGCGAACTATCTGGGGCTGTTCCAAGCCATGGATAATCGCCGACACCATACTCTGGTGGGAATATGTCGCTTGGGTCAAACTCAATCCCGGCATCACACCGATGCTCTGGGGCTACGAAACTTTTACTGGTGGATGGTTCAGATTGAACGCTGACCTCTACACTGGTTACCTCAAACGATCCTTCCTTACATTAGATTGGAAACGGTTCGACAAACGAGCCTATTTCACACTAATCCGAAGAATCATGTTCGTAGTTTTACGATTTCTCGACTTCACCCACGGATACGTACCAACCAAGGACTACCCAACTTACGAAGATTGGAATGAACATAAAGCTCATCGAATCTATCGTCTATTTCTCTGGACTTTGGAGAATCTCTTCAATGCACCAATCGTCCTACCCAATGGTTACATGTACAAGCGTAACTACGCTGGTATCCCCTCCGGTCTTTACATCACGCAATTGCTTGACTCCTGGTATAACTACACCATGTTAGCTACTTTACTCAGCGCACTCGGATTCGATCCGAAACAGTGCGTCATCAAAGTACAAGGCGATGACTCAATCATCCGCCTACATGTGTTAATACCGCCCGATGCTCATGAAGCTTTTTTGCTTCGTATGTGCGAACTAGCGCTCGACTACTTTAACGCTATCGTTTCGCTCGAAAAATCGGAAATCGGCAATACTCTCGAAGGACGGGAAGTTCTATCTTACCGTAACTCGAAAGGCCTACCTTACCGTGATGAGATCACCATGCTCGGACAATTTTACCATACCAAGGCAAAGAATCCAACACCCGAAATTACAATGGCCCAAGCCATCGGCTTCGCTTACGCAAGCTGCGCCAACAACAAGCGCGTACTCTGGGTATTAGAAGACATCTTCAGGTTCTACGAACGCCAAGGTTACTCCCCCAATCCAGCTGGTCTTTCTCTCGTTTTCGGCGACTCGCCAGATCGAGCAGGACTCCCTCACACAATGGACCACTTTCCAAGT